ATCATTGGGATCACCGAATACGATTTCAGCTGTACGCCTTACGTTTCCAGCAACCACACATTTGCCAATATGGTTCATAATGTCCACAATAGTTGTGATTGTAATTGGGGCACCGATATTATCTTGCAATGTATCCCTCACACGTTCAATGGCATCTTCCAATGGTTTATACCCACTAGACGTTCCACCAAATCCTTTGATTGGTTCTCCCTCACCCCTGATTAATGAATAATCAAATTCCATCACAGATGTTCCTTGAAAGTAGCTTTCGATTACAAGTTTCATTGCCTCTACCCAACCTTCACGAGAATCTGGAACTTGGTATATTTCAACTGGTCTAGTCATATTGGGACCTTTGACAATAAGTGCCCCAGCTCCCTTTGTATCAAATCCAACGCCAACGCCCAGCATCGACGCATCCATAAGAAATGTAAATGGCTTGGCCAAATCATCCTTAAGATTTTCAGTAGATACAAACGCACAATTATTAAGTGCGGCATACAATCCCTTTTCTTCGGTGATGGGAGTACCCATTGCCCACAATCCACGTCCGGGTGGTAAAAATTTCATTTCAAATATACGCTCGTACATTTCTTGTGCCGATCGCTGTGCTTGCCATGCATTCCATCCCAGACCGTCATTTTCTATGGATTTCTTCTGCATACTATATGTACCTTCAACTACACGCTGGACAGTTTCCCACCATTGTTCGTTTGAACCATCCTCTTTAATGCGTGAATATGTCCTCATATACACCAATGCCCCGAGACCGTTAAACCCAAAGGGTGCCCGTTTTCTCTTAAACCCATCTATAAATTTATCCGATAATTTAAAATTTATCATTTATTTTCTCCTACTCGTACCCATCCAATTTTTTCTCTCCATCATCATTCATTAAATCTTTGTATCTATTTTTCAATTCCTTACGGACATATTCATCCCCGTTATTCATTTTTTTCTGTTGCTCTTTACCGCCAAAACTCTGACCTTCAAAGATTTCTATTTTTCCTACATTCGTGTTCATATTCATTGGCAGGGTTATTCCATCCTGACCAAATCTATTTTTAATCACATGACACCTAGCCGTATTTGCAATCTTATCAGACACCTGCCTGCTAATAGACATTACAAAATCTGCTGTCATTACTTTTGAATAATCTTCAGCGACTTTAGACGCATCAATTATTTCTTCTTCCAGTGCACTACGATTAGCTTGAGATGCAGTCCATACTGGAATATTGAATTCCCCAGCCATGCCCCTCAAATCTTCATAGATATTACCAAGTTGAAATCTTTTTTCTGTAGCACCCGACGCGTCTCTTAAAATATCAGCATAATCAACTACAACCAAATCTGGTATAATATTCTGAATTTCCATTTGTTTCAAGTGTGCCGCAATCGTTTGTACCGATGCCGATCTTGTCGGCCAGTATTTGATTATCATTTTTCCCGGTAATGCATCAATTACAGCTTTCACTTCATCTTGATGATATTTAATGTTTGCGGTTGGTATTCCACTAATGATAGTATCATATCTCAACCCAACATAATTTTGGTTTAATTCCAGTGTATAATGTACTACTGTTAAACCCTTTTTTACACCATGAGCGGCTACGGTTTGTAGCACCCAAGTTTTTCCAATTCCAGCCGGTGCAACCACAACTATCAATTCTCCAGCTCCAGCTCCCCCGTCCATTAATTCTGTGATAGAATCCCAAGGGGTTTCTACCGTATCTCTAACGCTTTTTGTCAATCGTTCCTCCAAGCCCACAATATAATCATGGCCTATATCTCGTTCTGATCCAGCTTTAAGGGCACCATCAATTAACCCCTTAATCGAATCGTATTCTTTATTCTGTAATAGGTCAACCGATTTTATAATCGCATTTTTTAGGATTTGGTTTTTGCAAAATTCTAAGGACTCCTCTTTGATAAATTCCAAGTCCGTGGATTCCATTTGTTGCCACGCTTCTTTTAATTTAACAATGACCGATGCCTGTAGTATATCGTTCTGTATATCGTTTATTTTGATTTTTAATACATCCAGAGTTGGATTTGTTTTGTACTCAACATAATATTCTTTTATTATGTCCACTAGCCATTGATTGGCCTCACTATCAAACATGACTGGTTCTAATATATCTCCAATTGTTTGAGAATACTTCGTATCAGCTAGTAATGAAGATATTACTTTTGTCTGAAATGAAGACCCATAACCTGTGAATTTTGATTGCTCATCTGACATAAAAATTTGTTCCTTTAATCCCGTGACCTATGTTCTTTTCCGTGTATATAGATATCGTATATATGGCAAAAAACGCTGATATATTTTCAATTATATTCATTTATTTTTTACTCATCGTATAATTTTTTCATTCGGTCACGTTTGGCCTTTTCTATTTTTTTAGCGCGATAACGCTCTCTAGCCTTTTTCAATATTTCTTTTTTATTGCGTTCATAATGATCGGCCTGCCATTTCTTTTGGGCCTCTTTGCGTTCTTCTACGGTATTATACTTCTTGTTTCTTCCCATTATGCTCTCTTGCAAATTTATCCAATGTTAAAAATGATTGGTTCAACCAAGTGTCCACATTTGGAATTGATTGTTGCAATTGATCTTGGATAAATCTTTTCTCAAATTTTAGCTTATTCAGTTGCTGATGTTCACCGTCAATGGCGGATAGAATTTTGAATTTGGAAGCATTACTAATGTCCACTTCATTCAATTGCATCAGCTTCCAATTCAAATGTAATATATTTTCATTGTCTATCACATTTTCATATACTTTCAATTTGTTCTCTTGTGACTTGGCATGCTGTATTAAATCTTCGATTTTCATATTTACATTTTCATCCAGAATATCCGGAAATCTTTTTATAATTGTTTTGATTTTTGCTCCACCTACCCCAGGAATATTATCCGATACGTCACCTTCCATGATTCTATATGCTAAGAAATTATTAGGTGGAATTTGGTATTCTTCCTTTATTCTCTCTGGTGTATATAATATTTTTTTGGTAGGAGACCAAACTGAAATCCTGTCACTAACCAACTGCAAGAAATCTTTGTCGGTGCTCATAAATGTGATTTTACTATCGGTCAAAACCTGCTTCGCGATGTACGCCATTGTATCGTCCGCTTCAATATTCTCTATAACTACCAATGACAATGGGAGTGTTCCCAGATAATCTATCGTCTTGCGTAATTGCATCATCATTGATTCGTGTTCATCTTCAGCGGTACTATACACGTCACCCCTATTTAATTTGGAGATTTTCCGTTTGCCTTTGTATTCAGGAAATAATTTTCTCCTGCGCACTGATCCACCCTTACCGTCAAATGTAACTATCAGTCGGGTAGGATTTAATGTTTTTACTGTGAATGCTAGAGACCTCAAGAATCCAACTATACCCCCGACATGAGCACCATTGGTGTTAGTCATTGGTACGGCACTGAATGCTCGGATGAATGTGTTCAATCCATCTACTATTAATACCCTGCTATTAAATTCTAAATCTTCTATTTCATCATGTTCCTTTTGAATCTGATCAAATATTCTTTGCAACGTCTGTTTATTCATAATTCCTTTCGTAAAAAGGGGCATTTTCAAGTTTTATATATTTATGTATGTATTATTGGAGTTCATAACCCAAAACAAAAACACCCCTAATTTGATAGAAGATTCTATTCTTCTTCTAAAACCTCGTCATCCGGTTCTTCTGGAACCGTTTCTACTACGATTTCTTCATCGTCATTTGCGACATTTCTATACTTCAATATAACATTTTCGCATATTTGTTGATATAGATATTCTTTCAATTTGGGATTCTTTTCAAGAACTTCCTCAAATTTCTTAGCTTGGAATTTTATCGATTTATCTTCATACTCAATTGTGTACCAAGCTCCAGCTTGTTTTATAATCTTATATGCGGCCAATATCCTGATCCAACTTCCCAAGTCGTCAATGCCAGAGGCAAAATCGAGCTGAAATTCGGCTTTTCTCAATGGTGGTCCCATTCTATTTTTGATTACTTGGGCTCCAATTTTCATCCCAATTATCCGTTCCTTTGTACCAGTACCAACTTTTATTCTGCCCATATTCTTCAATCGTATTCTAACTGAAGCGTGGAATGGCAGAGCCTTACCACCAGAAGTAGTCCATGGATCACCAAATCCCACTCCCAATTTTTGCCTTAATTGATTTGTAAATACTAACGCCACACGTTGTTTGCCAATCGTCTGGGTAATTTTTCTCATGGCTTTTGAAATCACAATAGCTTTGGTCGTTGCCCAACCATCCTTATCATAATCGGCTTCCATCTCAACTTTTGTACTAGCAGCGGCAATACTGTCAACTAATATAGTAACCAATCGACCTTTTTCCGTTTCTCTAGTTTTGAGTATAATACTTTCGATGTGTTCGAAAATTTCTTCAACGGTTTCAACATGATCATAAATCATATTTCTAACATCAACGCCAATCGCTGTTAAAAACTGTGGACTAACAGATGTTTCCGTATCAATGTAAATGGCCACCCCACCCTTTTTTTGAGTATTGGCTAGGATATGGGCACCGATAAGACTTTTACCGGTTCCTTCAAGTCCATTAAATTCTGTGATTCTACCTACTGGTATTCCTCCATGTGGAATATTAGATATTGCTAAATCTAATTCAGACGATCCCGTTGAAATTCAATCGGATACGTCCGTAGGTGTTGATTCTCCATCCAGAAAATATGCAACTGTATCATCAGCGGCACTATTCAATGAATCGGCAATTACTGAGGCTAATTCGTCTCGATCTCTCATATGCGTCTCCTAAATTAAGGGGGACCGAAGTCCCCCTATTATTATTTATCTTATTTCTTTTCCGCGAAAATTTCATCAAAATTATCAATTGATGAAGCTTCGATGGATTCTTGCATTTGAGATTTCGTAACACCCTCACCATCATCGGACGCTTCTTCGTCGTCTGGGCTAAGGTATGCGTTTAGAGCTTCAGCTAGTTCATCATAAGTGAGCTCCTGATAAATTTCACGAATATCCTTCTGTTCATTCAAGAATTTATCTAACTGTGCTTTGTTATCTGTTAATGGAGTGACATTCGGCTTTACGCGAATGGTCGTTTTTGGGAAGTTTGCATTCAGCTCTTCTGCTGATTTGTATTCCACGAGGACATCACGACCACTTGTTGGGTCGACAATATCACCGTAATCTGGATCAGACATGAATCCTAAAAGTTCTTGGTAAACGGTTTTACCAAAACCCCAGAACTTAACGCCCTGATCTTCTTCACCACGTACTATAATAGGAACATAAGTTCTCATTTTTGCACTCAGTTTCTTGGACAATTTCCAACCTTCGGAGTCGCCTGAAGCACGGAGCTTCTTAGCGAAATCTTCAATTGGGTCTGGTCTTTGAAATGATGTTGGGGATAGGTAGTTTTTTCCACCTAGATCATAGTGAAAGTACAGCTCAATAAATGGATTATCCATATCCATTTTATAAGGTACTAATCTGATTAGGTTTCTACCTGGGGAAGGTTTCCACAGGTTGTTTACACGGTGGTTTGATGATTCAAGTTGTTCTAGTCGCTTCTTCAATGCATTAATATCGGTCATTATTTTTCTCCTAATTTTTCAATGCTTATTTGTTAATGTTTTACTTGTTACTATTTAATTATTCATTAAATAAAACCCTTTTCACATTAATATATAGTAAGCATGCGGAGAAAAACGCCGCTTTATTTCGCTATTTTTTAAAATAATCTTATGAAGTTTTTATTATCTCAGATTCAAATTCCCCTCAATATCTACCACTAAAAATTGTGCATTGGTTTGAATTTCCACTTCAAGCTTGACCGATTCTCCGGATTCAATGCGTTCCATTACTTGAGTATGGAGTGGAGCATTTTGATATATCAAATGATAATCATTTACATTTTTTGGAGTTAATACGACTTCCATTATCCATTTTCCCTTGTATTATCGTTGGGATATGATGGCAATGTTTCAATCAATTTCATAAATCCCAATGCTACTGTTATTGACGCCAAAGCGCCCGATAGTAATACCATCTTAAATTTCCTCTACTCCCGATTCAAGTGCCCAGTTATAGAGACCTTCATCGTTCATAATCCACAATCTACGTTCGTCATCATCCAAATCGAAATTTGGTTGGTCGATAGCCGTTCGAATCATTAAATCCAATTCGGCTCTGTTGTCGTCAATAAATTCTTGTAATGTCATTTTAATTTTCCTCTTGTTCCATTTCTTCTATTAATACTGGAATAGTTTGGTCGTATGGATTTCCACCATTTGCCCAGTTATCCAAGTGTGCCACTAAATACGCATCGACTGACATTTGATTATCAGTACCCGATACGGCTTCTTCGATTAATTCGATAGCCTCATTAATTTTCATTTGAGCGTTTTCTAGCAATTCAATCTGATCACTTTTTGTCATTATATTATCCTTTATAATTCTTAGCTATTAATGAACCGTCCCACGCCTTTTCAGCAGGGAAATCATATTTGTTAAATCCAGAGAAGTAACCAAAGGTGTTACCACCTAAAGCGACCACTGCTTTGTTTAGAAAATCAATGTACTGAAAAGCAATACTCTTGCTCATTCGTACACCCTTTAACCGAGTGATTTCCTCACCAACTTTAACGAAAAAACCCTCTTCGTCTTTCATTAGTTCGTACTCAGTTTCATACCAAAATATTCCAGTTATTTTTCTCATTTGATTGTCCTCTCTTATCATACCTGAAGATACAAGAAAAAAATGACAATGTCAAGCGTTATTTTGCTTTTTCGCAAAAAAAAAGCACCATTTCTGATGCTTTCTTCGGTGTACAAGTGTATCTTAACGACTCAATGCCATTTTGACATTCTCTGAGCGGAATTTGTAACTCCGCCCATTAACCACATTTTCAGCGATGATGGGCATCTTACGATTCCGAGTTTTCAAACCAGTGATACGGAATGTCTTGCCGTTTGACATGAATTCACGACCCAAATCGGTTGGTTCCAAACCGTAGTAATGTGCCTCAGATTTAAAATCCAACGCCTCACGGGATTCCACACCGACCTCGCGGAACTCAAATTTGGGAGCGAATGAAAGTGAATCAAACTTCCCACCCTTATTCTCTACTTCCAAACCGTTCTTTGCAGCAAATTCTGCCAATACGGTTTCTAATTCTGTTCCTAATACACGTGCGCGTCTTCTATCCATTTTTTTCTCCAATTGTGTTTTGTTTTGACTTTCTTATCATACCTGAAGATACAAGATAAAAATGACAAAGTCAAGCGTTTTCTGCTATTATTTTAATTTATTTTTAAACACTTTCCAAAAATTTGGCTGTTACATCAACCACATTTTCCCGTAGAGCGTCATTAAATATAATCTGATGTTCCATTTCGATGGTTTCTTCACAATCAAATTCAATCATTATAAATCCATTGTCAACCATTTCTTGAACGTCCCGTTTAGAAAACCAATAAGACATATCAGCCATGCTACCAACTGCAGTTTTCCAAATCTTACCGTCTGTCCTATGAATATCATCATGGGGCATGGGCATTTCGGCCAGTCTCCTATCGGTTAGTTTTTCAAGTACTAACTCACCATCAAATTTAACTGTCCACATTCCATCAGTTGTTGCTTTGTGCTCGATTCTGTAAAGCTTCATAACTTTCTCCTTTATTTAAAAATCACCCTCGGCCACTTGAAAACATGGTATTCCGACCACTTCTCTCCAGTGTTCAACCATTTGATCACGGTCATCCAATACGAATAACACGTTGTATTTGCCCTTGATTTCAGCCTCATATAATTCATCTTTAATGATTGAATCTCGGCGTATATCATCTGGTGCTCTCATGAATAGGTTGTCCCCGTATGTTACTGGGAACCAAGTCTTATCAGCGAACCATCGGATTGTTTCATCGCGAGCGTGTCCATCACGGCCTGATAAGAATATGATTTTAACCATATCCTCTTCAGGAATACAATGTTCCATATCAGTCCAATTGCAATGTTGGATGAATTTCAACAACTCATGTACTGGTTCATTTACATCATCCTTATATACAGCAGACCAATCGAATGGTCCCCTGTTGGTCATCTTTGCAATAGTACCATCAATGTCAACCAAGATACATTTTTGTAATGACTCATCCTGTTTGATATAGAACGACCCATTTGTGCTTGGTGGATAATAGCTCTTAGGAACTATGTTTAAATTCTTGTTGATGAATTTCGTGAAGAATTTTTTAACCACACCCTCTGGAACTTGATCAATTACAGGACGGCCAGCATTTCTCTTCAAAGCGGTCTTTAAATCTACATCGATATATTTTTCAATTACTTCAACATCACCGACTTTTTCGGCAATTTTGTGCCATTGTTTACGCACTTTCCCCTTTAAGTTGGTATCATCTGAAATAACATTCAGACCCTTTTTCAATGCCTTTTTGGCCATATCGAATGCAGTCTTAGCTACAACCATTTCTAGTTCATCCGAATATGCTCCGCCGTTCATCATCATTCTGAGATCGTCGCGGTTAATCCTAACCCAATTTGATGGGTCTTTACGCACTATTTCTTTGGCGATAGTGGACTTGCCAGCCCCTGGTACTGCCACCATTATAATTAATTTATTCATTATCTAAATCCTCTAGTTTCCGTTGGATATTGCGCGCTTCGAACGCTGTCCAATTCTTTTCGTAAATATTTGATACAATTGGCCAAATCTCCGTGTTGTTCTTTTGTCGCTTCCCAATCACTAGGGAAGTGACCCATGTCATCCAATTTAATCAGTTGTTTAATACGCCGTAATTCCTGACCGCATAATTCACAACATACCGATTCGTCATATTCGTATGTTTGATTAGTCATTTTTAATATCCCGATTCGTTGTCTTCAATGATTTCATCGATGTTATCCTCGGTGACTTCATCGGAATGCATCTCGTATATGTCAATGTCCACATTTTCCCCACGGATTTCAATCAATGGTTGTAAACTTGTCCCGTCGGGAGACGCCATAGCATCCCTTACCGTAATGGTTCCATAATATTCAGTTTCAATTGTCTTGGTCATTTTTAATCTTCCTCATATCCATATAGTTCATCGAGATGTGCCCACATATCTGCAAAGAGTACCCCACGCTTTAGAGCGTATCTGAATGTTGGGTATTCCTTAGTGTATGCTTTAAACATGCGATGCCCGTTCCTCTTTGACCGGCGGGTGTTTGCAATCCTGTCCGATAATTTTAGAAACGTGGCTCCGTGGCTTTCTCTTGTTTTGGGGTAAGTTTTCATTCCCCGTTCAATTCTGTTTTTTCCCAATTCGTTGGTAACTCTATATACCAAATCAGCAACTACCGTTCCAACCACCTTTTCCAAATCTCCATAGCTGGTATCTGTATCTTCCAATACGTCATGGTTCCATGCCGCTGAAATCAGTTGTTCGTAGTTTTCGGAGAATCCCCGAATTAGATGCTTAAATTCTTCAACCACGTTTACCACTTCGCTCAAGTGGGTTTCATATGGTTTTCCATCATAGGTTTGATTTGCTATGCTGTGTCTATGTACTGCGTACGATTTTGCTTTCTCAATCATCATCTTCCTCCAAATAGTCGGTCATGTGTTCGTTTTCAAACATAACTTTTTCTAAAAATTCTGCCAGTTCCTTGATGTGATGGGCCTTAAATTCAAATTTGTCCCATTCTCTAATCATTCCAGAGCCTGAATCGATTGAATACTGACCATCGGGCTGAGCTGATAATGTCAATAAAGGTAATGGAACCGTTGTTGTCTCTTGCCCATAATAGGAACGTTTTTCCATTTCACGGGTTTTACTAGCTATATCAATAGTTCTAGTCCCACGAGTTGTGACATTAAAATTTCCATCATCGAATTCTGAAATTGCGTTGTATTTGAAATCTTCAACTTTGTTTTTCTCATCGATTAATTGCCGAATATGTTGCTCATATTGTTTCATCGCGTCGTTGGCCAATGTGAATATTTTCTTAAATTTACCCAATTTCTTTTCACGACGATCTCTGTGGTACAGAAAAGAAGCGTATCCCGGTTCATATACAAATCTACCTGGAGACACATTTGAATAAATTTCAGTATGGGTAATCGAAATTCTGAATTCGTTTTCGTTTTCAATTTTACCAGAAGTGTTTTTACCCCAAATTCTGATATATTGGTCTCTTACCCGTTCAATTTCAATCGAAATATACGGACTTTTCTTAAACAATTGAACCAAATTTAGGTTCAAAAATGCTTCTAATTTATCAAATTCTTGTTTGGTTACTATAGCCATTTTATATACTAATTCCTTTAAATGTGGGGAATGCCCGTTTTAATACCAATTTATCCCAATCACTAAATTTTACTTCGGGTATTAAAACCTTAGGCTTTAATTCCGATGTCATTGGGTTGTGATTCATACCACTTAAAAATATAGTTGCACCCACGGGATATTCAACAAAATCACCCATTTCGGCGAGACGCAAAAAATCACTCCTAAAAATATCAGTTAATAGTCGTAATTCATTTTTCGTAATATTTGTAAACATTGGTATTTCCTCTCTTATCATACCTGAAGATACAAGATAAAAATGACAAAGTCAAGCGTTTTCTGCTATTATTTTAATTTATTTACCATTTTTTCATTCCATTTGGACATCCAATGATCATCAGTTGCCCCGACATGACCAGCACGGACACATTTTCCAACCGAATCAGCGAAGTCGTCATAGTGAAATCTGTCAGCCAGACGAACTACATAACCTTCAACCTCATCACCATCCAACCCATTTATCATCAAATCGTCTCCAATTTCACGAATTATCGATTCGTCATATATTCCTTCATATATTGTAGCGACCGGTGTTAATCCCAAATCTTCAATATAATGAAGTGTAGATTTCCATGATAAACAAATATTGTCAGCTTGCCATATTGAAAATGCTTGGAAATAACTGTCCAGATATTTATATTTGATAGCGTGTTCTGCATATAAATTTTCACCACACACGCGCCACCCTGCAGGGAGACGGTGCCTGATAGAACCATGGATTCCCTTTACATAATTGCGACTATTGTGATGTCTACTATCCAATGATCGAGCATGGAAATGGTCGTTGTACATTGTCGTATTCTCACCATCCATTTTCACAGTTACAACAACTTCTTTGCCAATAAATTGATCAGGATTTTCCATCATCTTGTCATCATTCTGAAGTCCTTCCGACCAAGGAAAATGATACGTTCGTGGGTACTTGAAATATTTTTGTGTTTTACCCCACTTGTCATAATCCAATCTTGGATCGTATGTCCCATCGGGGAGAATCACTTCTTCAATGCCAATAATTTCCCTCAGATCGGCTGGAGTAATATCACCATTTTCCGCTTCCAAGTGATGTTTGGAGCACAATGAGGCCCCATTGTCCAAGTAGTACCCACCATCTTTAAACAGTTTCCTGTCCATTATATGATGTGCATCGACCGCCTCTTCACCACATATTACGCATAGTGAAATATCACGTTCAAATACCTGCATCCCAAATTCTTTTCTAGTTAGTAACATTATGTAACCTCTTATAATCCTCGTCCTCAAATATGATTTTACCATCACGTTCCACACGGACAATATCAAATTTTATGTTTTTCTTAGACGTGAAGTCTTCATTATGTGTGCCCCAAATGCTTCCAGCATAAGTTAGATACACCCTGTTATTTCTGAATGTCAATGAATCGTATGGTTGTAAATCTTTTAATTTCATTTTTTTACCCTTATTTCTATCTCATATAAATAATCCCAATGGCCACTTGGTTGATATTTTATGACCTTTGGATGATATTTTAATTTGTGCAATGTATCTTCAATCCCGAAGATTGTATCCATCGCCTGTTTTACACTATCTTTGCGAGTACCCATATTTCCACGAAATGATACCGAAATATTCACAGCCTTTCGTGATCTTCGGATTTCCACCGATCCCAATCCAGAATGATATGTTCCATTATCAGCCTGTCTGGCCACCTCTGCAACATCTGTTAAATTATCTGAATTTATTACATCCGATATTGTCCCATCCATATCTTCTGGTAGTTCAAATAGTGTGTGTTCGTCAGTCATTTTGTCCTCTTTTCCTTAGATGAAGATACAAGATTATCCGCACAAAGTCAAGCTTTATTTTGCAATGCCGCAAAAAAAACCCCCAATCGGGGGCAGTTTTAGTTTTCTTTAGATTCTCATTCGGTTACATTAATGATTGTATATATCCGGGTGGGTATTTTAACAAACCCAGAGGAGTTCGTAAGCAATAAATTATTTCTGAATTCGTCTCAATCTATTGGAAATGTCTTATCCAGTACCCCATTGTTCTTACGCCTAATCACTTCATTAAGAGCGTTAATGGTATATAGTGTATTGGATTGTTTTTTTCTATGCAAGGAAATGGTATCCTTATTTGTAAGGTAATTTTCAGTATCCTGTTCTATATTGTATGTGCATATCAACTGGTGGAAATTGTCTTCATTTTGAAACACGTATATTTTATTGAATAGTATTTCATGGTAATCAATGATTAAATCTATCGTATCGTGCAACTGATTCCGTTTTGTGAATGAGCAAAGTAATTGCGTGTGCATATTGCATTTCCTTTCGTAGCGGGGGATTATTTATTTCCGATTTCCACCAATTTCTGTTTAAGTTCCGATATCTTTTCTTTAATATATGGAGCATTAGCTGGTGCCGCGTCTTTTAATTCTTCTTTATATTCAGCAATGGATTTTTTTAGAAAATTCTTTTCTTGAAGTGGTGGCCACTGATCAATATCCATACCATATTGTAGAGCGTTAGCCATAAATGTGGTTTGCACTATTTCCATTGTAGGTGAAGCTCCTATACCCCTTGATCTGGCCGACATTTTGAATAATGGATATTCAGTTCCATCTTCGTGTTTTATTTTTATAGACCCATCCCTTGAACCGTCTTTATAATCAATTACCAATTTCGATTCAATTTCATCCATTAACATTTTTTTATATTTATCTTTTTCATTATCTGGAGCATCTCTGAATTTTTCGAGTATATTTTTGGATTTGTTACCAAATATCGTCATCAATGTCTTTTCACTCAATTTCGACCCATCTGGTGGAATACCATAAACAGTAATAAACTTATCCAAACTCTTATTGGGAGTAATGCCCAATGTTTCATCAATATGAATTCCATGCAAAATATGTTTTTTAAATCCATCTTCAATCTGTGGATTGTCCTTAACGGATTCCAAAAATCTAGATAGAAGTCTAGCATCAGCATTTCTCATATTATTATATACTTCCGGATTGGTTTCTCTAAAAGATGAAGATTGTGCAATCTTAGCAAACGTCCTAACATCAAGTCCATTCATTTTCCCAGATTTCCCAGAAATTCTATTTACAAATTCCGAGTCGATCCGTTTTCTATATTTTTCAAAATTTGGGCCCAATGTGTCTCGGGCATATTTGTCGTCTTTTAATAATTTTTTCAAAATTTCATTTGAATTTGCACTTTCCGCAAATGCACTGGCACCTTCATTAACCTGTTTTTTCAAATCGGCAACATATGACTTTTTACCAGCCTTTTTCTTAAATTCTTCAAGATCGGATTTGCTCACCCCACCTTTGGTTAATTCTACCGATATTGTGTCAAATACTTTTCCATATCCACCATTGCTCAGAAATACCTGTCCGCTCTTTTTAAGGCTTATCCCAACTCTAGTTCCATCTTTTAATTTAACAAACATATCCGAAGAAGTCCCATGACCAGTAGTATTTATAGCGGAATTTCCTTCTGGAGTATCCCACATAATTTCATCTATATTATCCATTCCAAACATGCTTTCAATAGATTTGCCAGACGCGATAGCTGCCGTTACCCATTCTTTAGTTAAAACGGATTCCTTTTTATTAGCAATATCCATTAATTCAGATTCGATTTCATCCATGGATTTTCCACTCTTAAGCAATCTCAATGTTTTGTGAACCGCGGCTTCTCCTGCTCTCGATTCCGCTGTTCCGGCACCGACACCCTTTATTCCCGTTTGTTTCGCCTGAGCTTTAGCACCTTCTTTTGTCATCATTAGAGCGGAGTCGGTTTTTTGATGATCAGTACTAGTCAATTCTTCATGCTTTTTATCAGTGCCTTGATCCCCATTGTCCCGACTATCAGATTTTGGCTCATCTTTTCCTCCAGATTCACCATCAGATTTTGCCGGTTCTCCAGTTTTAGGATCACCCTTGTAATAATGGCCACCCTTTGGTCCAGTTTCGATTTCCGCTCCGGCCGGTGCATCCTTATCATTCTGAACATACACCTTCCCTATTTTTTCATTCAATGTTTTTACATTTTTCAAATTTGTAATAAATTCATTGATCGTGGGTATATCCCAATCCCATTCGGTTAATATATCCCTAAGTGCCATTTGATGACCAAAATCATTGGGATTTGGCATTCCATCGTGGACTCTGTAGCCCCACTCTATTAATAGTGCGTCCAAATATTCATCGGTGTTAAAGTCAAAACTCATTTTTTTCTCCATTCTTTATATATAAATATTACACAAAATAATTATCGATACTTTTCATATCATAATAATTTACGCCCATATCTACAGTTACCAATTTGCCTTGGCTTTCCATAATTCTCTTAATTCCAATCAGTAATTCCTTACCGTCAGTTCCGTTAAAATCGAATAGTAACGAATCATAAGTGTAAAGTATAAGCTTAGTTTCTGATCTATCCAATATAATTTTAATTTGATTCAAGTATTCATGTACATCTTCGAACTCCAGTAATTGTAACATATAATTAAACAATTTTTGTGGATTCATATTTTTTAAATTTGATTTGTATATGGTTTTCCCACTTATGGGAGACACTACGCTATGCATTTTATACTTATTCCACAACTTCTGTATATACATATTAACTTGTGCAAAAAAGTCGATTTTTTCAAATTCCCTATCAATTCCCCCATATAATAATTGAAACGTGATCCCTTTGCCCTCTTTATATTGCTCTGGGGTTAGCTTGTCAGTATCAAAATAAATTTTTCCAAGGTAATCGTGGGGAGATTCTGTAAATTTGAATCCTATTAAATCAGCAATGATATACAAGTGATTACCGCTGAAATCATATTCAATCAAGTATCCATCCTTGCCAAATCTACTGATATATTTTTTTCTAGTCTCATCCGATTTATTCAATGCCGCGTAATTAGTACCACCATACGCATTTGAAGGTCTCCCCGTACTAGTGTACATATTGTAATTCGTATATGCCATGCCGTCTAATGTCCGCAATCCCGCCGATTCTATGTATTCCATATTGTCCATATACTGATTATTATATAAATCATTTGGTGGTATGAATGTCCATATTCCCAACTCGCCAGCCAAATTTCTGCAATATTCCAAGTGCTTCATTATAGGGATGACCGAGTTCAAATTCGATTTTCTATAATGCCTAACGTGAAAAAACTGGTGTGCTGGAGTCGTGATATTATCGATCAACAGCGGCTTGTTGTTCATCTGATAGTGGAGCATATTAACATCGATTACATTGTCAAATTTGTATATATGATTCATTTCCTTTTTATCGTACACATATTTTTTCTGACCAGTCTCTAATTTGGCCAGAGCGTCATATGGAAGATTCAATGATTCTGTATGATCGAATGCCAAAATAGCGTCGGTATCACTTTCTATGGGTTTGACGTATAGGACACATAATTTGTTCTGTAATGGGTGTACTTTGGTGTCGGACATAATGGGCACTACAATCCACTCATGGGAACCCCATAGTGCCATAAAATCATCCAATTGTGATATTGTTTCAATAACCATTTATACAACCTTTATAATAAGTATCAGCGTATATGTTTAAAACCCCAGTTTTTTTTCGATTGCTTCCTTTTTTGTTGGGACATCCTGCCAGTATTCTGTGAAGCTAATTGATATGAATGTCTCTGGAAATATGTCTCTCAGCAAGTCCAATGCTTTTATATTTGATTCTACCACATCATTCAATTTTCCAGATATGACCCAGCGTATTTGACCTTTTGTATAATATGGTAATGGATTTCCAAATTGGGATTTATTGATCTCGATTAGTGGAGAATGATTGTCGTTTAATCGTTGAACAAAATACCTGTCCAAATATCCATTTTTGATATCTTTTTTCTTCACTTCCACGGCGTATGGTGTTACAAACCAGGTGGATGCTATATTGCCATTTCTGGACTTTTTATATTTGGCGAAATCGGTACTACCCTTTTTTAGTGTAATTATTTCTGGAACAATTGTGTCCGTAATATAATATTCAATTTTATCCTTTGTGTAATATATAGAATATGGCAAGTCGGCTCTAACCCAGTTACCATTGTCATAGGTAAATTCATTTATCCCAGTGATACGACCAGTCAATTTACGATCCATTTTATCTCTTATATTTTTAATTTTTTTTATCATTTTTTATAATGCATCCGGAATAATATAACCCAATCGTCTCATTAATTCAGCTTTCGTTTCCGAGTTCTCAGTCCTTTCAATTTGTTCTTCATTTTCGGCCTTTTCATCTTTTAGGAAATTTCGGTCGGATTTTTCCGTGTCAAGTTGATCCCTTACGGATATTCTCATTTTTCCCACAATGGAAGTTTTTCAGCTGGACGCGTCCAGCTCTTGTGTAGAACTCATAACCTGAAATAATACCCGATCTTTATATTGGGAAGGCAGATAATTGCTTGTAAAACAATTTCCTGGGAAAATCCCAGATATACCATCCAATGTTAATGAGATTTCCAACGCGACCATGGGATCAAAATCAATAGAAACCGATTCTTTTTCATCGTATGTAATTAAATATTTCATGACATCCAATCATGGAGTGTCCTTGGTATTTAATAAATTCCCCCAATATCCATAAACACTGCCAGTCAATGTGTCTTTATCTTCCGATTTGAAATTAAAATCAAAAAATTGTTTTTCGGTAAATTTCAACGTATGTATGCTTTTGACAGTTTCGGCGGTTTCATCATCGTGATTTTCTGAATCTGACCCTTTTTTATCAATGGCCTCAATACCAACATCGGGACCACTTTCCGTATCAAATTTGGAATTTACCCCAGCGGATTTATTACCAAATTTATCAAAATTTCAACCGGGTTTAATATCATGAATCAGCCCGTCTTTATCACCAGGAGCACTACCCAATTTACTAGCAGCGACAATTTTAATGCCTCCCATTTGGGAAGGTGACGTAATTTCCTCAGCATTATCCCACATCATCGCCATAGCCATTTCATTTGTAATTTTAGCATTTAATGATTGTGCAGTAACAATACTATCCTTACCCATAACTGGGAAATGGAATAAACCACCAGTAACAGTTTCTCAATATTTATCCAATTCACTCGGAATTTTAAGCAACGATTTTACAGATTGTTTGGTAAGATTCATGTCTACAATCTTTAATGTACCGGGTCTATCTGGTGCAGATACCAATTGCAAATCTCATATTCCAACATTTTCATTCATTCTCTCAAACAATTTTTTAAGTGCACTGGTGATATCAGACGCGTCATTGAATACATTTGTTATCAAATAATTCCAATTGAACATTATATTTCGCATGTATCCTATCTTTAAATTTTTATATTCAGCTGGATCATCAGTTACTTGGAACGTTGGGAAATCCTTATTAAAATCCCGCAATATCGGATGAACATCAGTAAGATCATCCACATTTCTATGCGATTGTCCAGGTAAAATAAAAAATTTATAATCTGGAGAAATCAATTTATCATGACTTGATATTTTAGTTGATTGTCATGCCAGCTGATCTGGGGGCAATCCTTCAGTTTCAGCCAATCCAGCCGTTTCGATTGTGTGTTGATCCCCGTTGTCTTTTAATATAGGTTCTATACTTCGAATTGAACTTATTACTACACCGTGAGCGTCCACTTTGCTTAAATATTTATTTAATATATTATCTTCTATTCATCCCCATGATATATATAATTCATGTGATCTCGGATCGGCACCGGTAGATGGTTCAAATCTATTCTTAATTCATTGTAATGGCATTCCTTCATTGCCAATTCCACCATCATCCACATGTTTAAATTTTTCAAGTTTGGTTGAAATGTCCCTTAGAAATGTTTGGAAATTTTGTTTAAGTTCAACTTTTCGGTTATCATTTTTATCCGTTTTTGCGACATTTATATTGTCCACTGGAGTAATTCGTTGTTTTAATATGTCTAATCCCATTGAAGAAATATTGGTAGTGCAATCGATTCCCCCATCGTCTCTAGTCGATCATTCAAAATTGGTTACGAGACCAATCATACCATCATAAGTTCCATTGGAATTAAATGAATTTTCCATCATTTTTTTATGTGCCAATATCATATCTGGGCTTTTTTCATTTATATCATGTAATACCATATCATTGTCCGAATATGAATATCCCCATTCTAAAATAACAGTTCTACCCGGTTTTAAAAAATATGGAGTATATTTGGTAACATCGTCAAATGACCAACAAGTCCAATTAATAGTAGCAGTACGCAATGTCGCCAATGTATTTTTATATTCAACACTAATACTTTTTACTCCAGGCATTGGTCTGTACTGATTATCACCAGTATTTCTAGGAGAATTATACATATCCTCAAAACCATAATATGCTTCTTGATTTTCTTTTAACAATCCCCCACCTATTATTACAGGTTTATCATCTTTGATAAGCCCAACCATCCGGATTCAAGTCGATTTTGCAAAAATGTTATTTGCGTCGGCTTTCTTTTTCCCAGTACCATCGGTCTGCGGACCTTCAAATAGTATGCCTTCTCTATTTAACAACTTTTGTCGTCTGTGCAATTCCGCCCTAATTTTACTATGTATGGGTTGTAGATTAATCATTATTAAAACCCCCTATTTAATTCTTCCAAATCACTAAATATTTGTGCAGTGTCGGTGGGTATTCTGATATCCAGTCCAGATTTTAATGTAAAATTTGCATCATCTATATCATTGGCAAGTGCTATTATCCACCACAACGATGTGTCTCCATAATATTTAAATGCAAGCAAATCTAGCCTGTCACCTTTTTTGGACATTGTGAAAATATCAGAATCCAATATTGGAATCTTGGGATACAATGTAGTCTTAAATACACGGTTTTTTAAAGAATTTCTTTTTATATTGGTGTGTGTATATCTACCCATTTTTTAATCCTCCCACGATGGATCAGACCATGAAAATGGTCCATCGCCCTTTCCAGATTGCCCCATTTCCGCGAACAATTCCCTTAAATCCATCCCATCGGAATGCCTATCGGGATAATTGCCATTTGGATTATCCAAATATGCAGTGGAACTTTTATTATTGTTATTTTTATAATCCAGCCAATCCAAATCATAATGCTTACCCTTTTGAGCCGGCTTGTGTTTTCCAATGTATTTATACCCAACACTAACACTTAAATGCTTGGGCAATTTGAAATGATCATCCAATTCCCAAGTGGTGTTATCTTCTACCGTTATTGATAAGCTGGTTAAAAATCCTGGAGCCCCCGTTCACATATTACCAATGGTCAATTCGGCAAATGGAGATACCATTCGTTCCATATCACTATTGGAAAAATCTTTTCAGCTGGGGTAACACATTCCAATTAAATAATTCATTTTTTCTCATAAAATTGGCAGTTCCTGTTTCGTCTTTGGATATACATTGAAATTGAAACTTATTTCCCTGTCCACTCCAGCGTATGTATATACTTTATCGGGGCGGCCTATGTATTTTTCTTCTGATCAATCTGGTGTAACACTATCCGATATCCCAGACAGAATGGCTCTGAAAATGATTCATTTATTATTGACCACATCTTTAAATTTAAATGGAATGAAATCTCGTACTTCTAAATTGTTAATTTCCTTTGGCTCTTTTCCATTAACACTCCCGTATGGTAGGGCATTAACTTTGTCAACCTTACTTGTCATAAGCTTACTCGATCCCAAATCGGCCTTAATATGACTAAAACCAGCCTTTTTCAAACCGGCATTAAATGTCTCGGGCCTAAAGAAAAATCCATCTCCGGTTGTTTCAGACCCATCTGTAAATTGTCTAAGAATTCCAGCATTACTTTGATCTCCAACATCAATTACAGCAAATTTTTCATCATCACCAAATTGATCTTTTCGAATTCTATCTATCTCTCTACTTGCTTCCGCATTATTGCCCAGTAGACTTCCCAGTTTTGATAATAACGGATTTGTTCCCGGATTATCTATAATTGCTTCTTCTTTTCTGAAATGATAATTCAATGAATTTTCACCCCAATCAACAAGTTTTGTATCTAAAGGATTGGCCGCTTCGAATTCCAAAACGGTAGATGATACAAGTGGTGATCCAGTATTCCAATGTCGGTTGATATGAACTGTAGGCGTTATAGAACCCAATGACAATGGATTCCATGTTCTAGTTTCTTCCTTAGTATTAAGGGTCTGCAATGCCACTTGTTTTATTCCAAATAGAACACCTTTAGTCGAAAGTATAAATTTGCCGATTCTGAATACATCGGCAATAGTTCTTGATATGGATGTAATTAATCCACCACGTACTATGCCCTCATCAAAAGCGCCTGTATTACCCAATCCATATTTATCTCCTATATCATGAAGGTAAAATGGTTGGTTAAATCCTATATCATTATGTCCATCTCCAATTCTATAATTGAGTTCATCACCGTCTTTAAATCCACGGCCGTAATAATTATCCAAATTTGTAGCATCATCATTTCCCCACGAATCTTTATGCAAATCTTTTAAGCGTGATTGATCACCACGTGTGTTATTTGTTATTGAGCTGCCCTCTCCAATTTTGGCCACGGAAGGAGAATAAGCCTCCCCCCTATAAAAACCAGTATTCAGAAATTTTGGTGAATTTTCATTCTGTTTGCCCAATTGAAAATTTCTAGTATATGGTTCCATTGTCAATGTGGTACTGGTATCAAAATATTGAATTCTAGATCGTCGTTTGTATGTTTTTGTATATGACTTGCCTATACTGAATGTTTTAAACCACGAATCCGTAGGACTTGGAGTATCTTCTTTTGTAGGTAAAGCGATATTGGAATTCAATGACGACAATGCTTCATATGCATGCCCAAATATATCCGTAAATGTCATGTTTATTGCATCGCCGGTTTTAAATCTACTGTCTTTAATTGGTCCAAATAAGCTGGCAAATTGTAATGTTGATGTAGGTTTAGTAGACGCTTTATTTGGTAGGTATGTTCCAGCCCAATCAATGTTTTCATCCGAATCGGTCAGTATTCTAGTCTGTAATCCATAATTACCAACAAAACTATATTGTTTTGGAATATGAAATGTAGGTTGTTTTCCATCCACAAATGATGTATTGATAGCATCTTTAGTTGTGGATCATACTGGAGCAGTCGCTATTCTAGATAATTGTCTAGCTCTAATAGTAGTTGGATTGTGTGCGGCCAAATTGACATCACCCTCAATCCAATGCAATGAATCTTCAAAATCTACCTCTGGATAATGATCAAAAAATGTTCGGTCTGTTTTCTCATATGATATTGGAACACCAGTATCAGCTATGTCTCCTGTCATATATTGAACAGAATCTGCAAATGGAATCGCCGTGTGATGATTAAATGCCGCTCTAGTTTTAGCGTATGAAATTGGCAATGTTATCGCCGGAGTGTCATAAACAATATCAGGATTAGTTACCGATGTTTCAATTGGAGGAGCATATCTACTAATATAACTGGCAATTGGAGTAGTCATAAAATCACTCCCATGTGCGCCCAATGTACTGGGTGTCGTATTTATTGCCGTTTGATATGTTTCACCAGCGGTTGGTCCAGTTAATGTAATCATACTTACATTATGAGTTAATGAATCTGAAAATCCCTGCAGATTACTTATGTTATTAGCAATTGGAGTAGTCATAAAATCGCTGTCATATGCATTAGGTGCCGCAAAGATGATAGGTTCCAATGTATCTAACCCCACAGTATGTCTGGTTGTACTTAGTGCCATTGTGTCATTTGGTGCCAGTTTTGAGTCCCCGTATGCCATATTAAAAGTAAATCCAGCGGGCAATGTCCCAGGTCCCCATTCTCCAGTAACCCCACTAAAATAATTAACAGGACCAGTTTGAATACCTTCACCAGTTGGGTGTACCTGACTGCCCACCGCTTCCAGCATATTAGCTAATGCACTTTCATTGGGTCTATCAAATTCTTTATTTCCAGTAACAGTATATCCATGACCATCATTAAATGATTGTGCATTACTTGAATTACCAACTCCAGTATCAAGTTGAGAATGCTCAATTGAATGTGCAGGCATGGATGGAGTTTCATTTGATAATCCACCATGGCGTCCACCATGTTGACTTAAATTGTCTCCAGCACCAGCTGATAAATCACTTGTTAAATCTATAATACTCATTAGTCCGATACTCCCAGTTCTCCAACTTTACCAGTCAGTTTGTTCATCAAATCCTTATTTTGTTTTAATAATTCCCTATTTACACCCACTATTTGAGTTAATAATTTATTCGTTTCGGCCATATCAGTCGCTTGATTAACAGTATTTCCATCTCCAGAAACAGTCACATCCGACGATCCACCTATTCCAGTCAATTTGTCCAATACAGGCAAAAATGGAGACAATAATAATGCCCCGCCAGCCAGTTTTGCCATACCTCAACCAAGTTTACCAAATGCTTCTCCCAAGCTTATTATGGAAGATGTCATTGGGGCCAATTTTGTAAGTATAGGTTCAAAACTAAGAAATCCAGCAGATAACATAGTAAATCCAGTTCCTATCGCCTGAATAGCATATCCCAATACCAATAATCCGCCAGCCATTATTACCATTGCTGCCGCACCAGCCAAAATTGCCACAGTTCCAACACCACTAGACATTATTGCCCCCAATGCTAATACCGCTACTACCAATCCACCCAATGCTAAAGCGGCCTTACCCAAACTGGGCCAATCCACTTTATTAAATACCACCAATGCCTGTGCGGTTATGTATAATGCACCAGCCACAATTACCATTGCTGCAGCACCAGCCAACATCTTTTTGGGATTAATTCGTTCCACGAATCCAAGTCCAGCCTTACCCTTTGGCTTTGGAGCTTTTGCAAATCTTCCTTTAGCATCTCTTAATCTGCCAGCCTTATCTGTTGATAATCCACCCTTTGAAGAGGCCATTCCAGATATCAAACCTTTCATTTTGCCCAACTTTGTGAGCATTCCATTGCCAATAATTCGTTTTCTGAATAATAAAGCAACCGCAGCGAGAGCTGTCAGGCTCGCCAATAATCCTGGAGAATATTCATACAGTTTTTTAATACCAGTGACCAATAAACCAACGGAGGCCACCATCAATGCAAATTTTGCCGCTATCGCAATAACTGGTAGTAAAAGTACGCCGACTGTTATAGCTATTATTTTTCAATTTTTAACCATTCATTCTAATGCTGGAGCTATATAGTCAGTTATCCACCCACTCATCGTTTCCAATATTGCAGGTATTTTTTCACCAATGGACTCTAACATTGGTTGAAATCTTTTCTTTAAAGCCCCAGTAATGTCGTTCCACGCGGTCCCGATATTCTTTACCATTGCAGCGTGTTTTTCTGCAGCGGCAGTTTGATCGGTTGACATATGATTTAAATGCTCTTGATTCAATACCATTTTTGTTAATTCTTCAACTCCCACACCAAATGCTGCAGCTAATTTTTTCCTTTGGAAATACTGCATATTTTCCAGTTCCGCTTGACTACCAACTTGTTTTAATACCTCTCGTTGCATTCCTGCCAAGTCACCTGTAAATGCCAATTGTCTAGCTTTATCCGTATTGATATTTCTGCCTAATAGAATTGATGCTTCCATTGAAGATTCGATTGAACTTTCAAAATCCAATAGACTTTCAGCCATTTTTGCAGTCGTTGCAATACTCAATCCCAATTTACGAGCTTCGATTGCCGCTGTAAATAAATTGTCCCCACCGTCTTTTGCGTATGTGGCGAACATTTCGGTGTCCCCAGCCAAATCTTCCATAACTGCCGCTGGAGCAACTTTGTTTGCTCGAGCCAATTCACCTACCATTGCCAAACTATGCATTGATGCTGAAAAGGATGAACCTGATACAGCCATCATCATTTCAGCCAATTTAGCTGTAGATTCGGCGGATACCCCATATTGGAATCCCAATAATTTCATTTTCATTAAATTTTGACTTGTCGCTATATCAAGTGAACCAAACTCAGCCAATAGTGCTTTCGCTTCCTCTCGCGCAAACAATATGGCCGGTCCAAATTGAATTAATTGACCATATGAAAATCCAGTTTCATTACCGAAATCAACCATTTTCTTACCCAATGCTACTAACCCCACCCCTATAGCCAAAATGCCAACTTTAAGGGCCGTTATTGGATTGGTGACAATGGATATCAATTTGGCCTTTATATCACCCCATTTTTCCTTTTGAGCTTCAATTTTTGAATTTAATTCTGTATTTTTTTTGTTTATCAAATCATGCATTTTTGACTGTGCTTGCATACTTTTAACATTTTTGATTTGAGCGTTTATCAGTTTAATATTATTTTCAACACCTTGTTCCGTAATATCATATTCACCGTCGGCCAGAGATTTTCTAGTTTTCATCAGATCGGATAAATGTGAAGATAAATCAACCGTTTCAAATTCTTCAGAATTTAAATTCTTCCGGTTGTGTACCATAGCCAAACCCAAATCCATAGTTTCACTAGATAAATCTCGTATTTTTTGCAGTGATTCCGATTCCTTTAGGGTAATTCCTTGCAGAGTTGCCATATTGTCAGTTCAATTGACTGTATTTTGTAGAATCTTTTGTTGTGACTTGCTAAGATTGGCAAATTTTTTCCCGAGATTTTCTATTTGAGTTTCGTTTGTAGCGGTGTTTTTTATTTTTCTCTTTAATTCGGCATTTTGCTTTTTTATATTTTGATATGTTACTTCTTCGGCCGCACTACGTTTTTTACCCTTTTCTGCCAAAGTATCGGCCTTTTCAATTTGCTCATCAAGCTTCGTGATTTGAGCTCGCATTAAATCAAGTGTTTCTTTGGCCTCAATATTTCTAGAAGTTCGTTTTGCCATTTTATTTAATCCTTACCAATCCATTACCGTTTGAAATATTCAGACATGAATTCTTTTTTTGTAATAACCCTTTCAAGTTTATCAATATCCACTTCTGCCCAAGCAGCATTTGCCGATTTTATTCGTCGATCCAATTCTTTTCTATGTTTTTTTATTTCTGGATGATTCTTTATATACTTCTTGGCACCTTTCGTGTCATTTCTAAGTAGAAATGTTAAAAAGTTATCCAATATATCCATGATGCCCTCATTTAATTTACTCATAATTTTCTCCGATTAATTTGGCAATAATATCCGCGACGATATCTGATTGTTCGTCATTTATAGCATGTAAATCTGATAAATAATGCCCAAATAAATGTCTAGCCTGATATATGGAATCGCATGATTGTTCTTTTATTCTTATAAAATATGGAGGATTGGTAGTATCACATTTATCATCAACCAGTGCCGGCACAATGTCCGGCACTTCGATTAAATATTTACTACATAACCGTTCAAATTCATTCTTAATTGTTTTGTATGAACTCATAGTTCAATCCTATCTATTTACATATAAATATCAAATTCCTAAGTTTTCAGTTGTGGACCACGCGCAATACCCGAATTCTTATTTTGGGCTTTATCGTGTGCATCTTGTTCATCTTTGATAGATTTTTGAATCATTTTTATATAGAAGCGGCGGAGCCATACGGGCATGTGATACACCTCAGTATGATTGAATCCGCCGTTCCCATGATAACACAAAGTATAGATTTCTTCGTGTACGGTTACTCTATACTCTGGCGGAAGGCCAAAAAAACTGGACCGTCATAGGGACAGTCACCTCCTCAGCATGAGCACACAATGAACATTCAAAGTTGTATGACATATCAACATCTGGTGTGATATTTCTAAGGTGTTCTCTGAATGGCATTGAATCTACTGCCAATAAGCTGGTATCTACAAAGTTATTAATGAAAGCTCGTTCTGAATTTCCATTGACACTTGTAATCACTTTTTTCAGTCTGGTTGTGATATCACTTTCAACGTCGTTTTTACTAATTTTCTTTAGACCCTTGAGTTCGGCATCAATTTCACGTTCATCCTTTTGGGTGAGCAATTTGAATTTAATATCAATTTTCGACTTTGGAAGTGTTCAACTGAATTCATTAATTCCTTTTTCAAGACCATCAAAACTGACAGCTTTTTCAACTAATAGGGTTAGATCGACACTATCCTTATTATGTTCTGAACATGCAGGACAATCGACTTCAAAGTTATAATCTTTGCCATATCCTAATACGCGGGCCGCTACCATCAATGCATTTTTGTCTCCAATAAGCATTGAATCTAAATCAATAGATTTGTCAACTACGAGGGACTTTAATAACTTGTCAATAACCACCCCCCTTCTTATTAAGTTTTGTGATGTTAAAATATCTTCATCTTTTGCGGTCATATACCGCATCTCTAATTCGCCTGAGCTCAACGGATTATCTTCTGCATAGAAGAATCCTTTACTCGGAAGCGAAACAATTTCGCTAGGAAATTTCATTTCTTCGCTCATAGTAACTCCTTTTGTTTTTGTTTGTTTTTGTTTGTTCTATTTAGAACCTCTTATTTAAATTTCTTTGCATATTTAGACCAATTTTTCTTGGCGTGTTTCACAACTTTATCAAATCTTTTAGCATCTTCTTTTTGACGTTTTTTATTATCGTCGTGCCAATAATCACCCCACTCAATCCCATCATAATTTAATTTAAATGGAACTTTATCTACCGTATAACTTCTTTCTTTGCCATCCCACTCACTCATTGAAATTTCACATTTGCCATTAAGTTCAACTCCAAATTGAAGAAATTTCTTTTCACCCATTTGAAAGCTTTTCCATAAATATATTCTAGTATTTCCTACTGAACCATATTGTTCATTTTGCATGTGCCAACCAAGCCCAGCCCCATGTGTTTGTTGGTATCTAAGTTGCATTTCATTGTCATTGTATGATTGAATAAGATCATCTGGAAGTGGTTTGGATTTTTTTGGAGCGTCCTTAATACTTGTAAATTTCGGACCTTCCATTAAAGATGTGAGCTTGATGTGCTTCATTATCTAATCCATTTGGGGATAGATGGTCAGCGACTTATACGTGCATTATCTTTATTTTGCCAAAGAACGTCATCAACATCCCTTTTATCAAACCCAGTCAATTTCTTATATATTTTTTTCCACTCTTTAGTTTTGGGTTTAAGTTCTTCACCATTAGGACCTATTAAATATCCTTCCAATGATTCAAGCTCTCAACCAGGTAATCCTCTCATTTGTATATGATCGGATGAAACCATCGGTTTCTTTTTCTTGCCTGAAGCTTTCCCAGCCGTAGTATCTTTTCCACCTACCCTGACTTTTGTAGAATCACGCATTTTATGCTTCTCTTTATATGCATCAAATTCGGCTTGATCTTTGAAATCGATTTCATCCAATTCAACAAAATTTTCTCATTGTTTAGCTATTGATTCATATAATCCCTTTTTCATTGTTATTCCCCAGCTTTTGCTTTATATGCTCCAGCGGCATGTTCAAAACCATTACCACCTGCAAATGTGATTAAAATCCATTTGGTTAGTTCAACCCATAATGTT